TCAGAAGAAAGAACTTGCAATTTACGATAGCAAAGGTCTGAAGATTTCATTCATAACAACTGTGTCTACATTTACTGGTGTTCTTTCAAACGCAACTGGATTCTCATTTTCAGAGTTCTTCCAAGCAAAAGCAGATGCTCCATTCTTTAACGAAATCTATACGTCTATGCGTAACACGCCAAACGCATTAGGTGTTATTGATTCCACTGTATCAACAAGAGACCATAAGTTATATAAACTTTATGAGGCTATTCAGAAAGGAGAAAAAGGAACAGATAGTTGGTTTTTTTATTATAAGTGTAACCCAACTGCTGATGTAGATAAGTATATGTCTCCGGCAAACACACAGAAACAACTAGATGCCTTCCAAGCATCAACCGCAGCCAATCCAGTTGAATTTGATATGTTCTTCAAAAACACGTGGGATACGGCTCAGAAAGGACTATTCTCGGAGGAGTTGGTCGATGCGTGTCACTATTTAGGTGCAAATGGAAAACTGCTGAATCAACAAGAGATAATGAAACAAAATGAAACATTAACTAAACATGTTTCGGATATTGCATATGCTGATTATCAAGGATTTGGAAAATGCCTTAATCAAGATATTGTATATTTTGACAAGAAGGCATTAAAAGATATCGATGAGTATATTGCCCCCCTGAATGAGGTTGCTTATTATGCCCCTGCGGATGCTGTTGCAAAACTTGGTGATCTTTTAGACACAGATTGGGCAATAGGACTTGGACTTGATAGAAGTGACCCACTTGCAACTCGTTCTTCAGCACAGACAGTTTTAACTTGCGTTGCAAAAGGATTGCCGGGAAGTCGATCTAATCCACAGAAGTTTGTAGATATGTCAAAAGAAGATTATGACGCTCCCGATTACATTCATATTTTGATCGGTATTCATGTTTCTAGTAGTAGTAATAGTAATGACCTGCAAAAGATTATTAGTGAATGGGCCGATGAATATAACGGTATCGAATCGTTTTCTTCTGACCGCTACGGGGTAAGTGATTTGGCTGGGTGGTTGACAAGTGAAGAGATTGTAGAAAAACCTGAAGTTGTTCATTTCTCACAACAGAAACAACAGGAAGTGTTTTCTATTCTCTATAACACTGTTGCCTATGGTAGATTCAAGATGCCAAGGATTCATATTGTTGGCGCAAAAGAAAGCGATATTTTAGTGGAGCAGCTCAAAAACTTCTCTGTTACGTATGATGGAAGAAAAGTAACATATGGTAGTCCAGATAAAAAACATATAGGAGCTATTCAGGACGATGCTGTGGATGCGCTTGCGATGGCTGTTTACGGCATGCGGTATTTGGGATTAGACGACTTTAGATCGGTAGACGGTTCTTTATTTTTTGGAACGTATATTCCCCCACAATAACAAGGAAACTTTATGCAAAAAGATTTTGTTCTCGACACGAATGTTCTTATTGATAATCCAAATGCTATTGAAATTATTAGAAATGGAAAAGATGGAGGAGATGTAAATCATATCTGGATTCCTGAAACTGTATTGTCCGAACTTGATTCCCTTAAACGGAAAGATGGGTATAGGTCGGTAATAAAGAAAATAGCAGAGAACATTGAGAGGGGTATTGAGTATATTAATATTATCTATAATGAAACAGGCGGTCCATTAAACGATCCTTACATATACACGGATGTCTACGATAAGGCCGACGATAATATACTCTATTCAGTAATTGGTATTAAAGAGAAATACGGAACCGAAGCCATTCTTGTCACAAATGATAAATTAATGACAATCAAGGCACACTCTCTTGGTATTGAGGTACAGGATTTCAAAGAGAGCATTCCTTTTGACGAAGAACACAAACTTAATACGGGGTTTGTGGATTCAGTAGAAGAGTTTGAGTATCCGAATACGTTTTGTTGGGATTCTGGAACTCTTATTATGAAAAAGAGAGGTGATATAAAACCTATCACATATACACATCAAGTATGGAAGACCAAGCCTAAACATTATACGCAGAATGCAGCGTTTGAACTTCTCTTGGATGAAGATGTTGATTTGGTATCTATGTCCGCTTCTGCCGGGATGGGAAAGACTCACTGCGCGGTTGCTTCTGCACTTCATCATGTTCTTGAGAAGAAGACGTATGATAAGATTTATATATTCAAGACCGTAGAGGATATTGGCCCTTCAATCGGTTACCTTCCAGGCAGTCTCAATGAAAAACTGGAACCTTATGTAAAATATATTAAAAGCATGTTTTTCAAGTTACATAAACTTAGGAAAGGTAATAACAAGGTCTTTCTAGATGAACAGACTTTGAATCCTGAATTTGTAGAGATTCTTCCTTTGACATACATCCGGGGAATGAACATCGACAACGCCTTTGTTATTATTGATGAAGCACAGAATATATCTAGGCTCAATATGCGTTCCTTGTTGACCCGTATGGGAGATAATGTTAAATGTGTAGTATGCGGTGATCCCGATCAAGTAGATAATCCGAATCTGAACACAAAGAATAATGGACTTAATTGGATTATCAAATTGTTTAGTGGAGAGGAAAACTACGGACATATTACTTTAGGAGGAAATAAAAGCCGTGGACCTATTTGTGATATGGTTTTGAAAAACAAATTATAGAAAAACAGAAAAAATATATAAAAAATTAAATAAAACTTGACTTTTTGTGGGGAAATTGGTATAATATCGCCAGTTTCCTCACAATTTTTATAAAAGGAGAAATAGGTTGACAAACGAAAATACAATGACTTACGAAGACAGGCTTAATTATTTAAGTAATATGTCGGATGATGAATTTATGCAGAAGGGAATGTTCACAATGTCATTTAATTCAAATGATCCTTCTGGAGATATATCATCTTTGAGGACATTTAGAACCGCTGATTACTCCAATTATGGTATTCGGGAACTTCAGGCAGAGCTGTGGTCTGCTTTTAATAATAACCCACAAGTATCATCTGCTGTGCGGGATTATGTGGGAAGAATGGTGGGGTTTGGATTTGAAGCTTACTCAGAGATTCCGGACATTCAAGAGAAAATTGAAGAAATTTCTTTTGATTATCGTAATCGTCTTCCTGCCATGCTTCCTAAATATGTAGGACGTTCTCAGATTGAAGGGGAACTTTTCCTTGTCCTGACTGTACACTCAGATGGTTTTGTGGAAATTGATTTTCGTGATCCTTCCACCTTAGATACTATTGGGTATGATAATAGTGGTATTATTTTCCATCCACGAAAACCCGCCATGCCTCTTGCTTATCAGTTTGTATACCAAGGGGAGGATTCTCAGCAGCATTATGAACTTATTCCTAGTGTATATGTAGCGCGATATCCTGAAATGAAAAAACTGCTTGAGAATGATATTCACTATCAGGAATCATATATTAGTGAAAGTAAAACTACTAATAGAAAATTTAACAAGGTTGGTGGGTATAAGCGATTTGTAATTCAGTGGGATCGTGGTTGGTTAACATCTCGCAATCTGTCGTATATCCGAACCGTTCTCACTTGGGTTAATCTTTATGAACAACTTAAAACGTACGAAATTAACCATAAAAAGAGCGCAGGATCATACCTGTGGGTGCTTGAACCCGAAGACTTGAAGACTTTTAGGGCGTGGGTTGCCATGTCCGATGAAGAGAGAAAGAAGACGGGAATTATGCAAAAGAAGGAAGCAGGGGGTACTCTTATTGTTCCTCCGGGGTTTAAGTTGAAAGCGATTACGCCCAATCTTCCGCGCATCTCTGACTCCGATACGGACATTTTAGACTTTATTACTTCTGGTCTAAATACTACAGAAGATTCTCTTATGGGACGTAGTAATAGAAATAAGAGTTCTCTTTCTGAAACACATGGAACTCAAACGGATAGAATTAAAGATGAACTTGCCAATCTAGAAAGATTCCTTCGATTTGATTTTTGGGGCAACATTCTTTTTCTTTCTGCCGCTGTTGATAATTCTTTTAAGTATGAGTATAAGATTAAAAAGGCTGTTGATTTCAATAAGAACACTAAAGAACCCGTTTTTAAGTTTAAAAAATTCAACGCAGAACGTCTTGTTGACTTTGCTTTCCCACAATCGCAGAATAGTGGTGTAGAAGAAACTGTTCGTGCATATCTTGGCAGTAAGCATGGTCCGATCACTAAGTCTCTCGGCATTCCTGCACAAGAAATATCTCGTAGGCTTGGTTTTAGTTCTTATAGGGAGCTTAGACTTCGTAAGGCAGAAGAAGATGCACTTTATCCTGAACTCAAATATGGCGTAGACGAAGAATCTGTTCAGGAGCAAGAGGAAGCCGAGAACTCAGTTACGACGCAAGAGAACGAGCAGTGACCGTGGGAAAAATTAAAGGTATAGTAAACGACGAAGGACGAACTTGCACCGTGTGCGGTGAGTTTAAGATGTGGGATGAGTTTTATGATTATAAAAGAGGCACTAGAGGTAAGGAAAAAGAACAATAGATAAAAAATAAAAAAAGTTATAAAAAGACTTGACAAACACATAATATTTTGATATAATACGCTATATCATTTATTCGTGAAAAATTCCCAATTACATAAGGAAAATAATATGCCTGATAAATTTAAAGAGGTTCCTAAAGGGGCACTAAACCTGATTACAGAGAAAGATGCACACTGCTCTTTCTCTGTTAATGAAGGCGAAGAGTCCACGACAGATAACTTCAAGATGGTAGGGTATAGCGGTAAGATTATTCCTCAACATTGGTTTTGGGGAAACCTTGCATTTGATTTAGATGGTTTCAAGTTCAATAAAGAGAAGTTTCCGATTCTTTGGGCACATGATGATAGAGATATGGATAATCTTCTTGGTTATTCCACTACACCTAAGATTACAGATGAGGGACTTGTATTTACACAAGACGAAGTTACTTTTGTAGATAACGAACGCGTAACTCAATTTAAGGAATACTCTCGTAAGGGCGTTCCTTTTCAGGCTTCTATTCGTGGTAATCCTACTCGTATCGAGTATATTGAAGAAGGGGCTACCACTGAAGTCAATGGATATGAATTTGTCGGCCCCGGGCATATTTGGCGCGAAACAGAACTGGTAGAGTGTTCTGTGTGCCTGTTCGGTGCAGATGGAAATACTTCTTCACTTGTATTTACAGAGGATAAAGGGGAAATGGTGGAGCTAGATGCTTCTATTTTTATTTCATCCCCGAATGAAAATGAAAATCAAAATCACAACACGGAGAAAACTATGGATTATCTCACTTTCCGCAAGGAGCATCCAGAAGAAGCAAAGAAATTTACTGAGCTTGTTCTTGAAGATGCGCAGAATAAGTTTGAATCTGAGAAGAAGGAACTTATTAAGGAATACGACGAAAAGGAAAAGGAATTTGCTGAAAAGGTTGAAGAACTTGAAGCAAAGGTGAAAGAGTACGAAAAAGAAAAACTTATTTTTGAAGAAAATTCCCGTAAGGAATTTGCTGAGAGGATTTGGGGCGAAAAGCTGAAGGAAGCTGAAATTCCCGAACGTCTTCATGAAAAGGTCAAGGCTTTTGTTTCTGCTGAAAAGTTCGTTGGTGAAGACGGTTTTGACAAGGATTCCTTTGTTGCCGCTGTTGACAAGGAAATTGAATTTTGGGCCGAAACCAAGGGAGAGGAAAAGATTCAGGGTTCTGGTTCTTTCTCCAAGAAGCCCGTTTCCGAAAATGAATTTAATGACGATGCTGCTGAAGCTCTTGCTAATGAGATGCTTGGCCTTATCGGTCATAACAAATAAGGAGAAAAATTATGGCTATTACTCGCGCAGATGTAGTTACTCACGGTGATACTCCACAGATCAACCGTGGTGTTCAATATGACTACCCGCATCTTTATACTGATGGTTTTCCCACTGATTCTACTATGTTCGCTTCTCTGAAAATGAAAGCGGGGTATGGTTGGGTTGAAGCAGGAACCGTTGTTGCTGAAGACGCTAATGGTGAGTTTGTTCCTTATGTTCCCACCACGTATTCTGACAATGTTGCGGTTTCCCCGCTTGTTGCAGACCACGTTGCCGAATCTGATACCGTTCAGGTTTCTGAACTTGAATCTGGTAAGTATTCTGTTGGCGATGTGATTGTTCTTGCTAATGACGATCCTGATTATCTTGATGGTGGCGCAATTACTGACATTTCTGTTGCTAACGGCATTGCTACTATTACTTTCACTAATGCTTCTGGTGTAGGTGCTGATTTTACCATTGCTAAGAGTGCACACATCTATGTGAAGACTGGTACTTCTGGTAAGTTTTCAACTGCTGTTGCTATTACTGATCGCCCGGTGGATACTGGTGTTGGTTCTGACGCAAAGGGGGCGCAGGTTTCCGCAGTTATTGCGAACGCTATCATGTATTCTGCCCCCATGTTCAACCTCGATTCTGCTGCTCTCACCGCTCTTGGTGCTAAGAAGTTCAGCAATCGTGTTTATATCAAGTAAATACTAAAGGAGAAAAGATATGCCAAAAGGTAATGTAATTCCTGAACTTCATCTTAGCACTCTTAATAAGCTGATTGAGAAGGCACAAACCCCGCCTTCTATGGTGCTGAGTAATAAGTTCCCTACAAATAATGCTCTTTCTGATGTTATTAAATGGGAAAGCCGTTACGGTTCTGCCGGAATGATCCCCTTCGTTGCGCGTGGCTCCCGTGGTCCTAGCTTTGGTGATGATGGTGTTGGTAGACACTCCATGAAACCTGCTTATTTTGCAATGGATAAGTTTCTGGATGAAGAGTTTCTAAACAACCTTCGTGAACCGGGAACTCCTCAAGCAAAGCGATCCGGTCAGGCAGAGATTGCTCGTAATAGTCAGCGTATGTTGTATGCTACTCAACGCCGCCGTGAGTGGATGCTTGCAAAGATGCTGTTTGACGGAACCATGACTTACAATATTAAGTCCACTTCCAAGGCTCCCGAGTTTGCTTCCGTATCTTGGGGTATTCCTACTTCTCACCAAGTGACTCTCGGTTCTACTGCTAAGTGGTATGGCTCTTCCGCAGAAACCGCTGATCGTGATGTGTTTGGTGATGTATTTAATATGAAGAATACCCTTCAAGATTCTCTGGAAATGGAGATCATGGACCTTGAGCTTTATATGAATGGTCGCCTGCTTCAATCTCTAGTGCAGGATGGCGGTATTCGTGATCTCGCTAAGACTCAGAATATTTCTGATGCTCAGTTGGTTGCTAATGCTCCCGGCGCAATTGCTCAGATTCTTGGTGTAGGTTCCATTAATGTATATGACGCTTCTTACACTATCCATTCACCTCTCGCACAGGCATATAGTGGCGGTACTTCTATTTATGTAGTTGACCCGTCTGACTTCTCTGTAGGCGGCGATGTTTGGATCAAAAACACTGTAGACGGTGCGGCAGGTTCTCGCGCTGTTATTACTGCGGTAGATCAGGCTACCGGAGAGATTACTCTTTCCGCTGAGCTTACCGGAGAGACAGGCGTACCCTTTAAGAGCCAACTCGCTATGCGTAAATGGTTCCTTGATACTAATCGGATTGTTGGTCTTGTTCCTTCTGTAGATGGGCAGCCTGTAGCAGAAGTTATGCAAGCT